AGTTGCTGATGTAGCAAATGAAATAGTTGAGGACAGCAAAGACATATTTTAAAGAATACAATGATAAAAAAACTTTTGGGAGTGTGTGAAATAGGATAAAGATTGAGCGGAGCTATTAATATGGGCATGACGCACTTTATCGGAGGTTCGAATCCTCCCCTCCCACCATTTTTAAATAAAGGAGATAGTATGAAAATATTAAACAACAACGTTGCGGTGAATAACATTCGTGTAATGCGACCGGATGCGGGTGATATTATATTGCCGGATACGGGAATGACCTACGGCGCAGATGCTGCGATCAGCAAAAGACGGTACGACTGCGAAATCGGCACTGTGGTTGACATTGGAAACCAGGTAACTGATTTGGAGGTTGGAGATGTGGTGTTTCTTGCTCCACTGAAAGGTTTGGCGTATAAGGACATCAAGGTTTATGATTACACTGAGATATTTGGGAAGGTAACAAAATAGGGAGAACGGAATGAACAACAAGCAAATCGAAAAATTAATTAGTGCGGTTGACCGACTATCTAGCATTGGATACAGTCAATTCATGGTTGATCACGGGAATGCTGCGGTAGAGGGTGTGTCTTTGACTGATGGGCTATTTGCTATTGCGGGGGGATTGCATGAGGTTGCGGTAGCCATTACAGATGTTCCGCTAGATTCAGTAAAACTATTACATAACCATAGCATAGGAGTTGATATTGCGGGGATGGACGAGTTATCTGAGGCTATTCGGGAAGTGGGGATTAGCCCCAATGTTAAAGATTCTAATGGAGAAAATGCCAACCTAGTAGATGCTATAAATAAAATTGCAGACAAAAAATAAAAGGAGATGGTTATGAATTTATTAGTAGAAGAGTTTAGCTTTGGAGAATTGACATTGTTTCATGCTTGTGGTTGGATTGAAATCAAAGGTAAAGATGAATCAACATCTAAAGCAGTTGGGAGACTGTCGCAACAAATAGTCGACTATGGGATGAATATGTCTCCCCGTAATGATTTATTTATTACCCATTTAAAAGAGTTAGCTGAACAATATAATAAAGATAACTTTCAGTTAGTTAGATAAAAGGGGCAATAACAAAATGATGCCACTGACAATAGCTTTACCGCACAATTATTCCCCGAGGAATTATCAGATGCCGTTTTTGAATGCCGTGGATAGTGGCATATTGAGAGCATTGTGTATATGGCATCGACGAGCCGGAAAAGATTGTACATTCATAAATCTGATGGCACGGAAAGCATTTGAGCGGGTTGGCAATTACCAATACTTCCTTCCTACCGCTACGATGGCACGAAAGATTGTTTGGGAGGGTATAAACGATGATGGTTTTAAGTTTATCGATTATCTACCCCCGGAAATCATTGCACGGAAGAGTGAGCGGGATATGCTCATTACATTGGTTAATAATAGTACAATTCAATTGATCGGCACAGATAACCTTAGTATAGTGGGAACAAATCCCGTTGGAACGATCTTCTCGGAGTATTCTCTGCAAAATCCAAAAGCGTGGTCATACATTCAGCCTATTCTCCGTGGAAACGGCGGGTGGGCATTTTTTAATGGTACGCCTCGTGGGTATAACCATATGTATCAGCTTTTGAAAAAAACTGAGGGTGATGATAGATGGTTTAGTCAGTTATTGACCGTTGAGGATACTGGGGCGATTCCGTTGGAGGAAATTGAACGAGATATTGCTACGGGTCAGATGTCCCGAGAAATGGCGAACCAGGAATATTGGTGCAGCTTTGAAATGGGCATTGAGGGTTCGTATTATGTGAATGCTATTCAGAAATGTGAAGAAGCGGGGAAAATAACATCGATTGCACTGGATGAATCTCAGCCAGTTTATACTGCGTGGGATTTGGGCATGGATAATGCAATGGGGATTTGGTTCTTTCAGCGGATCGGCAGGGATATTATGTTTTTGGATTATTACGAGAATAACAACGAGGGGCTTGAGCATTATGCAAATGCATTAAAGGAAAAAGCCGAGGCTCGTGGATATGACTATGGAAATCACTTTGCACCGTGGGATGTTGTCAAACGCGAAAGCAATGGTATCACGGTTCAGCGAAATGCGGAAAAGGTCGGTTTGTTCTTTGAGAAGGTCAACCGTACTGCATCGGTAAACGATGATATTGAAATGGTGCGCCGTAACTTTAACCGATTTTACTTTAATAATGATAATGGCTGCGACTTTGGACTTGCCATGCTGCGGGATTATCACGCTAAGAAAGATGAGCGATTAAGCATAGAAGGTAGGCCGGTATTCCAAGCAAAACCCGAACATAGTCCATCATCGAACTGCGCCGATGCATTTCGTACTGCGGTACGGGCAGACGAGTTGGATATGATCCGTCCGAGTCACTACGGGCAGATTGGGGTGCGTAGTATGATGCCAGGCAAGTCAAACTACATTGGGCAGAAGACTGAGGAGGCTCCGCTTTGGCATACCTTCCGGAAGAGGGACAAAAACAAAAAGAAAATGAAGAGTACTTATTTAACCGCTAAATCTGACTATAAGGTGGGATCATGGTCGAGCTAAAACGATTTAAGCAAGGATATGGAAGTTCGCATTATTGGTTGCGCCAATTTTTTGTGAGACTTCATTGCTTGGGATTATGGGATAAAGTATTTTATAATTGCAAAGAATGGACTTGGTTTAGTTTTTTAAATATGGTTGCTTGCGAATCTTGGTTTTATTTTTTATTTCAAGATGAGAATATAGTCGGCGCAATGTGGTTTAACGAGTTTTCCGATGATTCTTGCTATATGCATATTTGTTCGCTTAAAGGGTATGATTATAAGCTTTGGGACGGTCAAATTGGTAAAATCCTGCAAAATGTTCTTGACAAAAGCGATAATCCATGCTATAAAATAAGAGCGAGGACTTTGCGAAAAGGTCTAGGAAGGTTATACAAAAATTTTGGTTTTAGCCCAGGGGTAAAAGATGCGAATAACGCTTTTATAATAGAGAGGGGGAAATGAATAAATTCCTCTTTATTAACATACCGAAGAATGCCAGTACCAGTTTGTACGAGGCTTTTAAAGATTACGATGCGATGAGATCCGTCACGGAAAGAATGCCCCCGATTCACGGGATGTTTCATCCGAGACACAGAAACTTAGCCTTTGCTAAGGAGAATCTCATCGATTTTGAAAATTTACTAATTATAGGATGCGTGAGAAATCCCTTTGATCGGATAGTCTCGGCTTATGAATTTGCAAGAACAACACAGTTATGGAGAGTATATCAAGACAAAGAACCGGAGTTTCCGGAATTTGTCCAGGCATATTGTGAGAGGTCTAAAGAAGAAGATTTTTTCCATGCTTGGAGTCAAACCAAATGGTTATCGCTCAAAAATAAGATTAGATCAGATATTATTTTAGAATTTGAAAATTTAAAGGAAGACTATGAATCATTAGCCCATGAATTTGAATTAAATCTACCTCAACTGCCACAACTGAACGGGAATTCGCACGAGGCATGGCAAACGTACTATGATAGGGATACCAAGTTTATGGTAATAGATTCCTATCAAGAGGACTTTGAAAATTTTAACTATCGCGAGGAGATTTAAATGAGAAAATTTACAGAAAGATTTCAGCATGGATTTGCATTTCACGGAGGAAAACCACCATCGGGTAGCGCACCTCAAGCACCACCTCCACCACCACCACCGGCTCCCCCACCAACCAAAGATGACGATGACGTTCAGCAAAAGAAAAAAGAAGCACTTGAGCGCAAAAAGTTTGCCAAGGGTCGCGATGATACTCTTTTGAAACAGAAAGGTAATTCGGGATCAACAAGCAAAAAAGTCTTACTTGGTAAATAAGGTGGTACTATGAATAGTGAAATAGCTGAAAAAATAGTTGGTCAGCATAATTCGCTGAAAGGAGAAAGGGAGAACTGGGACACCTACTTCCAAGATATTGCTGATTTTGTTTATCCGCTTAAAAATAACATAACCCAAGAATTCCATCCAGGTGAGCGTAGGAACGAGCATATCCTGGACGGCACTGCCATTGAATCAAATGATAAACTTTCTTCGGGAATGTTCGGTTATATGTGTCCGGCGCATAAACAATGGTTTATTTTCCGTGCAAGGAACCCGGAACTGGCCTCAAGGGAAGAAGTACAGTGGTATTTCTCAGATGTCAGTCATAAGGTTATGAAATACATGTACGAATCTCATTTTGCTCTTGAAATCCATGAGGACTTTCTTGATCTAGGTGGTTTTGGTACAAGCAATCTTTACATTGAGAAAGGAACCGAGACCCCTCTCCGTTTTCAGAATATTCCAATTAATGCTTATACAATCATGGAATCTGCTACCGGTTTGGTAGATGTCTGCAATCACGAATTCAAATTGACTGCACGGCAAGCTGCCCAAAAATTTGGAGAAAAAAATCTCTCTGAAGAAGTAAGAAAAGACCTGGAAGCGGATAAATCTAAAAAAACAGATAAGAAGTTTAGATTTATCCATGCAGTTGCTCCGAGAAAAGATTGGAATCCTAAATCCCTTAACAAACTTCACATGCCGTTTGCCTCGTTTTATATCGAAGTTGATACTAAACATCAGATTAGTGAGGGGGGTTACGATGAAAACCCCTATGTCGTTGGTCGCTTTATGAAAAACTCGGCAGAAGTCTACGGAAGATCACCCGCAATGAATGCTTTAACTTTCATTAAAATGCTTAATCGCATGAGAGCAACGGTTATTCGTGGCGCAGAGAAAGCAGTCGACAAGACTATAATGGTAAGTGATGATTCCGTAATTAACTTGGATGCCTATAATGGCGATCCTGGTGGGATGATGTATGTCCGTGGATCACGGTGGGAAAACAGACCACAAGTCCTGGATACCCGTCCCGATGTCTCAATCGGTCTTGAAATGATCGAGAGAGAACAGGTAACTATAAGGAATATGTTCTATAATGAAATGTTTGATGCCTTGGCCAATAAGAGTTACATGACAAAAGCTGAAGTTCTTGAAAGAGTTGATCTTCAGATGACATTGTTTGCTCCGATTCTTGCACGGGTTCAGTCCGAGAAACTTTCACCGATACTTCACCGTTGTTATGGTATTCTCGACAGACAGGGGCTTTTGCCTCCAGTTCCGGAAATACTCAAATCAAATCCTGGATATGAAGTCCAGTACACCGGTAAACTTGCACTTGCATTAGATGAACTGGATGTTTCAGCATTCCGCGAAACAATGATGGAATCACAGGCAATGTTTGAAATGGATCCGTCAGTTGCAGATAACTTTAATCCGGATAATGCTTCACGAGGCATTGCCTTGAGAAAGGGAGTCCCAAAAGAGTTCATGCGTACAATTGAAGAGCGTGACGGTTTAAGACAGGCAAGAGCAGAGAAACAAGAAGCGGCAGAGAAGATGGAAATGATTAATAAAGGTGCAGATGCCGCGAGTAAATTACAGAAAACAACCGAACCTAATTCACCATTAGAAAATGTAGGTGGTGCGTTGGGTGGTGGTGGTCAACAATAGATACGAGTCAAAACAAAAAAAAGGAAACCGTGATGAACGATGAATTAGCGTTAACACAACTGGGATTGGATGAATTGTTAATCAATGATTCCCCCGCAGTAACGGACTACGAAATCGTAGTCGATCCGAATACCAAAGAACCTAAATTGGCATTGAAAGGTAGTGCCGGCGGAATTGCCGGAGCAGTTATCACAGTAGGAGTGCAGGGAACTGCCACTATTACTTGTGCTATTCAACTTAATGATGCTGCCGGAGCCGCTATGGCAATTATCGGTCAAGTTCCATTTTGGTTGACAAGTGATGCAGCAGGTCTGACCCTAGAAGGAACTGGGCCAGATTCAATTGCATCCGGTACTGATGGATTTATCGTTGTTAATGGTGAGGATTCCGTTATCAGTGGTATTGCAGTATCAGAAGCAGATGGCGATATTGACATTGCTCTTACAAAGACAACTGTTGATACCATGTATTTGAATATTGGACTTCCTAATGGGAAAATCGTTACAAGTGGAGCAATCACGTTCACATCAACTACATAAAGTAGTTAACATCGTAGGACTGTACCGAGCAGATTTTCAAAACCTCGGTATAGATTCTATGAATTTATTAAACGGAGATACGTGGACTCTGAATGATTGGTATATGTGGTATCCTTGGATGGATCCACAACGAATATATGAATTACACGACGAGTCCACAATCTCGACACTAGAAAATAGATATAAAGGAAACTGGAAGAAAGCGAATAAAGACTCTGGTGCAAAGATAATTAAGAGTTATGACCTTAACTATCCAGATAACGCACAGAGTTGCACTATAAATATTATGATTTTAGATGCGATTGATTATGATGAGATAAATATATTTGGAGTCTGCATGTTAGGCATGGCCCATGAGATTTATGTTTCCGGTTTAATTGAAGCTATTGAGATAGTAAGAAAGAAAGGCGTAAAAGTAAATTGCCTTTATGAAAAAGAATGGAGAGAATTTATAGAGAAGAATAATCCGAAGAAACAAAAAAAGTACTTAAAGTAACCGAAGGAACCATTTTATGAGTGAACAAATGAAGGAAGAGCAGCAAGCACAAGAGGACATGGATACTTCTTATGACATTGTGTTTTCCGGACATCACGGAGAAAGAGTATTAGAAGACCTTTATCGTTTTTGTGGTAAAGATTCAAAATGCGTTATGCGTGATCCATATGACACATATCTTGCCTTGGGGATGCGAACACCATCCCTTTATATAGAAGAACGCTTGAATGGGGAACGATCCACAGTTAAGCAAGGAAACAAGCCGAGTAATTACAAACAACCAGAAGGAGACAAAGATGTCAACAAAGTACACAATTAAGGGCAATGAGATTCATCGTAATGATGAACTGGTTGCGACCGTAGTAGATGGGAAAACTATCATGGAGAAAGGACAGGAAAAGTATCTGATCCCCGCATCCAAGATGGCAAAGACCGTGATTAAAAATCTAAAAGCAGCACCGACTGCCAAGGAAGAACCTAAACCGTTCTTGCCTCCGAAAGAAGAGCTGGCTGAAAAGAACGAGGCATCGACGACCTTTGTTCCGAAAAGCGAAGAACCAATTGAAACCGATGCGGTTACTGCCCCGACTGATGCGGAATTGGTAAAAATGCTAATTGAGGATAACAAAAAACTCACCAAGGACATCAAAGACCTTCACAACGGTGTAAAGGTTGCTATTGATCCGGAATTAATTGCCCCCGCCATTCGCGTCAAGCGTAAAGGTCAGCATAATCCTTTTGGATGGGATGAGTTGCCCGGTGTCCCCCCTTGTCCCGATGGAGGAGAAGAAGGTACTAAACATCCCGATGTAATCGACTGGGCTGAAAAGTACTATCCGGAATTAGCGGAAGAAGTTTATGAAAACTTTAATGTCGCCAAACGGTTCCTTGCAGCAAGAGCAGCAAACAGGAAGAAGAAAAAAGATTACGCTAACTATAAATAATCTAAACAAACCGAAGGAGAAATTATTATGAAGAACCTATTTTTTTACGATGCACCGGACGACGATGGTGGTGCTAATGTTGGCACTATGACTGACTTCATTGTCAACCCCGAGGGTAACTTCGCATCAGACTGGAAAGCATCTCTTGGGGAGGATGTCCGTGGCAGCATGGAGGGAGTAGATACCTTCAATGATATGGTCACGCAAATCCATCAAAGCAAAACTAATCCTCCCAAGACTACCGGTCTTGCCGACGACAAAGGTATGCTCCAGGAAAACTGGCAGTCTCAGTTCCCCGAATTGGCAGAAAACGCAAGTATGAAAAACTTCAAGTCAATCGAAGGAATGGCGAAGAGTTTGATCAATGCGAATAAAATGGTTGGTAAAAAGCTCGCACCAGGAGAATTTGTTTCTGATGAGCATAAGAAGGAATTCTACCAGTCAATGGGAGTTCCGGAAAAAGCTGAAGATTATGGAATGGTGCAGCCGGAGAATCATCCGGAAGGAATGCCATACGATCAAGAACAGGTAAATTGGTTCGCCAATCAAGCATTGAAGTATAATCTCACTCCGGAACAAACATTAGGTTTGCGTGGTGAATTTTACGACATGCAGAAAAATGCTTGGGAGAACGGAACTGGTGAAATTGAGGGTAGTCTCGATGCAGAACGCGAAGAACTCAAAACTGAATGGGCAGACAAGTACGACCATAATTTAGAAATGGGTGCTGCTGCTCTTGAGAAGATTGACGGATTCGAAATCGCCAAGGAATTTGGACTTGAGAAGATTCCAAAATTTGCTAAGTTCATGTATGCCTTGAGTCAGACAATGGGAGAAGACTCCCTTGTGAGTATAGGTCAAGGCGCAGCAGCAGAAACGGTGGAAGCAATCAAAGGAAAAGTCTCTGAACTGCAAGCCCATCCAGGATATCAAGACCCGAGTCATCCCGAATATCAAAACATACAAAGGAAAATTACTGGATACTTTGAACAGATGTATCCTAAAGGAAGTTAAAAAACTCTCCCCCCTTGGTTGCCCCGTTCCCTGTTTAACTATAGGGGGCGGGGTTCTTTTTTGCAGGATTTTACCAAAGATTGGCGAATTTCGCAAAAATAGCTTGACAAACTAAAACAATTATGCTAACATAAGTTTAGATCAGATAATTCTGCTTTAGCGGAATCTGGCAATTTTATTTTTGTCAGAAGACCGGACTACCGATAATCTTCTAATTATTTTTTCGTATTTTAAATCGTAAATTTAACAGGAGACTATTATGTCTGTATACATTGAAACTGCCTTTAGGGAACAATATAGTAATATGATTACTATCCTTTCTCAGCAAAAAGGCTCAAAACTTCGTGATAAAGTTTGGGTAAAAACTGATCAAGCTGAACGAGTATTTTTCGAACAGATTGATGAAGTTGACTACCAGGAAATCACAGAACGTCACGGCGACACCCCGATTATGAGTACTCCTCATCTTCGCAGGGCAGTCACACCTCAAGATATTGAATGGGGCGACATGATTGACAAGCAGGATAAAGTTAAAATGCTCATCGATCCAACCTCTTCTTATTCTATCAATGGATCTTACACTCTCGGTCGTGGGCTTGATGATTTTATCATCGCAGCAGCTACCGGAACTGCATATACTGGTAAACGTGGAACTACTGCCGTAGCACTCCCATCTACTCAGAAAGTTGCGGTTGACTTGGGTGGAGCAAACATTGGTCTTACTATTGCAAAACTGATTGCTGCTAAATCCCTCTTCGGAGTGAATGAAGTGGACATCGAGCATCCAATGAACAAACTTTGTTACGTTTGCGCCCAAGAACAGAAAGATGATCTGTTGGCAACAACTCAGATAACTAGTTCAGACTATGCTGCGGTTAAAGCTTTGGTTGATGGTGAGGTTTCTCGTTTCATGGGATTTGACTTTGTTCAAACTCAGCGCACGGGACATGATTCAGCGACAGACATCCGTACCAACTTTGCATTTGCTAAGTCCGGCCTCGGATTGAATGTCAATATGGATATCACTACTAACATTGGCGTTGATCCAGGTAAGAAATTCAACGTTCGTGTTTATCTTTGCTTGAGCGCGGGTTCAACTCGTGTTGAAGAAGAGAAAGTGGTTCAAATTCTATGTGACCAAAGTCCTGCCTAATCGCAGATAATGGGGTTATTTATTTAGCCCCTTAATTTTTAATTTAAACAGGAGATTTTTAAATGTCTATTACAACTCAAGAATCAATCGAGTATGATAAAGTTTATACAGATGTTCCACCTACTAAGTTGGATACTGCGACTTGGAAAGGTCGTGTTCGGTCTATGTTCGTTTCTCATACCCAGGACGGAGTAGGAGATATCGGAAGTTCAGTTGCACTGTGCAAACTTCCTGCCGGAAAAGTTCGTCTTCTCGGTAAACTTTCAGCACTGTATATTAATTGGGTCACAGGAAGTGAAACAGTTGATATCGGTTGGGATGCTTATACTGATGAAGATGGTGATACTGTAACTGCTGACCCTAATGGGTTAGATGCTGCCGTTTCTGTTGAAACTGCCGGATATTTCCCACTATGTAGCGTACAGGTTGGACTTGATGCAGGAACATATGTCTTTGAAAGCAAGGACGGTGTTACTCTCAGAGCAACAAGCCCAACAGTAGCATTAGCGAATGGTGATACTCTTGCCGGAGTCATCTACTACGTTACTGACTAATTTTCCCCTTCGGTTTGTGGCAGTTGCGGTAAGAGATTTATTTCGCTTATCGTAGCTGCCCTTTTTTAAATAAAAGGAGAGAAGCATGTCTAAAGTATCTTTATGTAACCAGGCACTAAGAAGAGTGGGAGAGCAAACCATTCAGTCCTTAGACGAAGAATCCAAGAACGCAAAACTTTGCAATGAAATGTACGATCAAACCGTTGAAGAAGTACTTCGCGCACATAACTGGAACTGCGCTTTATTCCGCACCGAACTTGCCCAAGATTCCACCTATGATAAACATGGATGGGAATACGCATATCCGCTCCCTAATAATCCCAAATGCCTTCGTGTCCTCCGCATGGAAGATACAGAATATGAATGGGTAATTGAAGGGCGCATGTTAAAAACCGATGAAGGAACCGCAAAAATTCTTTACTTGGGTAATCCCGATGATCCGGATGACCTTGACCCTCTCTGCCGAAAAGTGATTTATTTAGAACTAGCACTTGCTATGGCATATTCTCTTGTTGAGAATGGAACGCTATTAAATGTAATTGCCGAACAGTTAGGTAAAGCTTGGTCAGATGCCCGTGGATTTGATGCCAACGAAGGGACTCGCATGGAGGCTCATAAATCTGTATGGTTGGATTCTCGTAGACAAGGAATAAATGCCGGTCAAGCGCGTAACAATGTGAGGTAATAATGTCAACTCCTGTTCTAACTAGCTTCGGTGGTGGCGAATTATCTCCTTTACTTGATAGGCGCACCGATATTGAAAAATACCACACCGGCTGCAAACAACTGGAAAACTTCTTTGTTCTATCTCAAGGCGCAGCAACTCGTCGTCCCGGGACAGAATATATTGATACTGTTAAAGATTCCGATGATGCTACCCGAATCGTTGAATTTGCACGGAGCAATGCTTTATCCTACGTTTTAGAATTTGGCGAAAATTATATCCGTGTTTTCACTTCGGGGGCGCAAGTAGATATTGAGGTTGGAGATTTAGCTGCGTATAATGCAGCGACCTCTTACATTCCAGGTGACTGGGTTTCAAGTGGTGGAGCCGCTTATTATAATATTCAAGCGGGTATTGGTCACGCGGTAAATGACACAGACTACTGGATTACACAGGCTCCCTATGAAATTTGGACACCGTGGACTGCTGCGGAGGCTTTTAAGCTTAAAGCGGTTCAGAGTGCTGATACTATGTATATTGTCCATCCGGATCACGAGGTTCACAAATTGACCACTACTGGAGCAGCAGATTGGACACTTGAAAAGGTTGACTTTGTATACCAGGCATTCAAGGATGAAAATATTGATACTGAGAAGAAAATGGGAATTACAGTTACGACTGCGAATACTCCCAGTACATGGCAAGATGGGGTTAGTTACCCCGAGGATGCGTTGGTTGATCAAGGCGGGACAATTTATAAAGCCGATAGGGATATTAGTGAATATGAAGATTACACGAATCCGGCAACTGCGAATGCCCCTTGGACTGCCACTATAGCCACAATAGATTTTACAAAGGGAACCCTGGTTACAGGAGTCTCATTTAACGAAAATTTCACTGGGGATGATGTTGGCAAATATATTTTGATTAAGACTCCGAGAAAAGATACTTCGATTACGAGTACACTTATCGCTGCATCTGACACCTCCGATGAGTTGGCAGTTAAAGGAACTTGGAATTTAATTACTCACGGAACGTGGAACGGCACAATTGAACTGCAACGCTCTTACGATGGTGGAACAAATTGGGTAATGGCTCGCACTTATTCTTCTGATAGGGATAATAATGTTAAGGATGACGGAGAAGAAGAGGTCGATGGAGTCCTTTACCGAGTTGAATATATTTTAGATGATGGTGGACGGGTTAAGGTCGACTTGAATGTTGAAGATCCTTA